TGAAGGACCAAATAATCCTTCCAATACCCACTTATGAGTCTGAGATCCATCTAATGTTCCAGTAAATCCAAAACGATATTTTGCATCAGAAAGTTTTGTCATTATAGATACTAATGACTTCGATTTAAACTGGTGTGCTTCATCTCCTACTACCACATTAAATCTTGAAAAATATTGACGGGGAAGTTTGTAGATAGACTGCCAGGTAGTAATAATCACCTGAGAGTCAGTTTCTCTTTCTTTACCTGCGTATATTTTGTGGCAGTATGAACCAACATCCCACCCATAATCTGCAAAATCTTTATACATCTGCTCTACAAGGGATGTCGTTGGGACGACTATCAGAGTATTTTGTCCTTTCTCAACGTAATATCTCACAATTGAATATATCATCAACGACTTTCCAGAAGCAGTTGGAGATATCAGCAACTTTCTATTATGTCGTAAAGCGTCGTATACTCCCTCAACTTGATAGTCGCGGGGAGCATACTTGCAGATAGAATTCATGTAATCTTTTACACCTTCCTTTGAGATGTGTTCATTTACCTCAAAAGGAAGACCATAATACTTATTGTTACGAAACTCATAAGTGTAATTGTGCTGCTCACAAAATCTTATGAGTTTATCTAATAAACCTACATATATTTCTTGTGTATTTACATTAAAAAGATAGATAAATCCGTCCCAGTACTTATTTCTATAGGCAGGAGCAAATTTAGCATTTGGAACTTCAAACTGAAACGCGTCTCTTAACTCATAATAGACGTGTGGTTCTGCTTCAACCTGAAGAAATACCTCATTCTTTTTTGAAATAATCAAATGTGACATTCATAACGTATCAGTTATGATTATTTATTTGTGTCAATTGAACCCTGCCTGGAATCGATGCCACTCAATAGCATTCTTAATTTGGTAAGTGCGATTAGAAATCGTTTTAATCACCTCCTCAAGAAACTTCAACATAATGTCATAGTATCTGATTTTGAGATCTATTTTATTCATTCTCTCATCGGCATCCATATGCCTCTGTAGTGCCTCTTTATCTCTTACCTTATACGGAAATGGTTCTTCAACATAAACCTCTGCTGGTGCCTTTCCTGTGTAGTAGTTGTATCTTTCTAATTTAACTCTGTCGTAAGTTTCTCTTGCTTTTTCTCTAAGTAGAGTGATTGTGTTGTATATAATATAATATTTGGAGTGAAGTTGTGGAATCTTTAAAGATTCGTCATGTAAATTATCAGGGTCTATGACAGAATCTCTTTGCCACATTTCCTGAATTTGTTCAAGATTCATAATGGTTTATTATTTTTATCCAGAATATTGTAAACAGTATACTTGAAAGATACCTCTGATGTAAAGTATTGAATATCATTCATGGTTGCGTCAAACTCTAATGAAGTTATAGAAATTGGAAATAAATCTTTGAATTTGACCTTTGCAACTTCTTGATAATTGCTATTTAAAATTGTAAGTGTTCCATCACTAAAATTTTCTTTAATATCTTGTTGTCCAAAATCATTTGTAGTTAAATTTTTATATTGCTCTGTTGTTTCTGGATATCCTAAACCTGTTAACCAATTGTGAATTGACATGTAGTTTTCAAGGTTTTCATCAACTAAAAATTTTAAAGTTAGATCTCCATAAGATAATTTTTCACCTGGAATATCAAGGTCTTTTAAATAGTTTGGTTGTTTTGCTAAATCTAAACTAATTTCTGGAATTCTTGCAGAATTGCAGAAAAAAACTGCCTTCGGTGCTTTTGACAAAGTAAACTTAAATCCAACTGGAGATAAGTAATTTCTATTTTGTATTTGATTTGAAAATGCTGATGCCATTATTTTCTTTTAGTTTTAGTTATTTTTGGCACATTCATATTAACTTTTATGCCTAAATCGGGAATCTTTGGTTTTGGTTTTATAGGTGTCACATCAAGATCTCTAACACCAAATTGCTTATAATCTTTATATCCTAAATCTTTTGTAGTTTGTGTAGTCAAATCATATTGACGATTTCCATGATATGGACCCCTATCAACAACTGGAGCTATTACTGATTTTTTAGTTCTGGGATCAGTAATTTTTACCTGACTTCCAAGTGGCAAAGATTTATGAGCAACTCCCCTTGTTGATGGTGTTAATTTTGCACCAGATGCTGTAGGATTTCCATATAATCCAGGACCATATGAACTAGTTGATACTATAGCTCCAAATGGTAATGCTTCAGATAAAAACTCTTTAAAGGTCTTCATTCTTTTTATTTTTATTTAGATAAAAAAAGGGTGCCTTGCGGCACCCCTGAAGATATGTGAAATGGATCACATAAGGTTGAGAACCTGTACTCTTCTGTAGTAGCGGTTGCTATTAACTCTAATGCGTCCAAGACCAGCGGTGGTTCCTTCTGCGAATGGGTTGGCAACAAGACCATAACGGGTCTTGAATCCAATACGTGGCTGGAAGGAATCTTGTCCAACTGCACGTACCATCTGGAGAGGTACATATGGGCAGTAGAAGAGACCAGCGTCATAAGGTGAAGAACCCTTATAACCAACAACGTAGTACTGACCACCACCAGAGTTGGGATTAGAACCACCCGAATATGGGTCGATGTACACGCGATACTTGCCTTGGAGAACACCAGCAAAAGTATTGCCAGTATCGTCAACATTCAGGTTAGCGTTGAGTGCGGGGGTGTAATCAAGAACACCTGCCATGGTGAGTGCCGAAGCAACGTCAGATGAGCAGAGGATCATGTTACCCTTTCCTCTACGAGTGCGCTGAGCAATTGCGTTTGCATCGCGCTCGATTTGGAAGATAAGACCCTTGAACTTCTCAACAGACCAACGACCGTTAGAGTCAACGTCGAGGTCAAATCTACCAGCGGTAGCAACGTTATGCTGAGCGCCAGATTCTGCAACCTTATAGATGGTTCTGATAACTTCGCGGTTGATTTCAGCAAGAATCTCAGTTGAGAGAATGTTTGCTAATTCCGCTTCAGCATTCAGACCATGGATTGCCTTGAGGTCTTGAGCAAGCTCAAGTGAGTATTCTGCCTTCAGAGCACGGCTCTTAGCAGTAACAGTAACTTTCTCGATTGAGAAAGCCATCTGGTTGAACTCATCTCCACCGTAACCTAGACCCTCAGCGTTCTCAGTATCCATACCCTGGCCAGCATTATATGCTGCCTGAGTTGCGTTTGAATCTGGGCTGAGAAGACCTGGGTTTGAACCTGACTGTGCAGTTGTACCGAAACCTACGTTAGCTCCATCGGAACCGGAAACATATCCACTTCCGAGAATTGCGTTGAGATCGTCATCTTGTGCCGACCATGCGCTATTTACTTCGTCGAAGAATGCCTCAGGACCACCTTGAGTTGCATACTTAGAACGCATCGCGAAGATGAGTCCAGTAGGACCGTTCATAGGTTGAACGCCTGCGAGGTCATATGCGACCAGGTTAGGCATCGAACGGCGAATGAGTGAAATTAGAACTGGATCGAAACCAGCTACAGGAGCACTAGCGCCACCACTAAAACCGGCAATAGATCCTGAAGAACCGGTATTAATGTTTGGACCTTCGTAAAGAAACTCACGCTCTTCGCGAAGTTCTCTCTCTTGGTTTTCTAACAGGATAGCAGTTACCGCCCTACGATGTGAATCTCTAATTGGATCCATCCCTTCGTAATCTAGGATAGGTGCCCACTTCTCCTGCAATTGTTCTGCGTTAAACATTTGCATTTGAATTTACCTCTTTAAAAATTGTTAGTTTGAATACGTATGATTTAAAAATCACTTTTTAGAAACTCTTCCCAGAGTAGTTAAGTATGCAGCCATTCTGTCACCAACTTCAGGAGTTGAGTTATTCTGAATATCTGCACTTTCAGTTAAGGTTTCTGAGTCATTTCTTTGAGTACCAGTTGATCTGGTTGGGAAATAAGATTCCCTCAGAGTTACCAGTTTCTCACGATAGTTTTCTTCACCATCAAACTCAACATTTTCCGCAAGAGAAGCGAGTTTGTCTTTCTGAGAAAGTGCAAGACCCTCAGCGACATCTCCAAAGATTACATCAGCAACTGACTCTGCTAATCTTCTATTAAGAGCAACATTCTTTTCGATTTGCTCGTTGAGTTTTTCTTCCATTTCATCAAGTTTATCTACCATGCTCTCGATGACATCATATTTATCTTCAGGGATTGTTACATAATGATCTTCAAAAAGACCTCTCATTCCTTCAAGGAATGATTCGGTCATTTCAGTCTTGAGACCGTGTTCAACTGCGAGTGCATTCTCCTGAATCCACTCATCAGCAACATACTCAAGGTATGCATCAACACGCTCTTCTAAACTTTCTTTAATTAATCCGATTTCTTCTACAAGTGCTTCTTCATAAGCAACTTGGAGATCTTCTTTGATTTCAGAAACTCTAGAGCGAATTGCTGCTTCAAAGATGGTGCGTGCTTTTTCTTGGAACTCTTCAGAAAGTTCTTCACCAGCAAGGAGAGCATTGACATCTTCATCGATGTCAAACTCTTCCTCCATTTTTTTCTTGCCCTTTTTCTTACCACCTTCTTCGTCTTCTTCGTCTTCGTCTTCTTCGTCTTCGTCTTCTTCGTCTTCTTTGTCTTCTTTAGCAGCTTCTGCTACTACTTCTTCATCATCTTCAGTTTCTTCGATTTCTTCTTCATCGACGAGTTCTTCTTCCTCTACTTCTTCCTTAGCCATAGTATGCATAGGTTCTGCTGCTGCTGCTTTAGCATTAACAACATCTCTAACTTGAGCAAGAATTGCTGCGGGATCTTTAAGTTTTGCTGAATCGTCATCTGGACGATAATTATCTACTGTAGGACCACCCAAATCTTCCCAACCACCAGTCTGACCAGCAGGAATACCTGTGGATAATTTTTGCATTGGTTCGGCAGGTGCAGCCCCTTTGGTTACTACGTTTTCCATTTCTTGTAAATTTCTACCAACGGACATTTTTAGATTGATTGTTTTATAATCTATATTTATTTATTAAATTATAAATTTGAAAGAAAATTATTAAATAAGTTTAATTTATGTTCTTCCAAAATTTTCTGATCAACTAACGTATTTATTCTACGTTTTGTAGATTCTGCTAGTTTTTCGCGAAGGATTCCACCTTCCCAAACCCATTCTTTACCTTCCATAATTCCCTGAACAAATGCATCAGGAGCAGAAGGATCGGCAACGATATCGGCAGCAGTTGCTAGCATGAAATCTTCGCCTACAATTTTATGACCTTCATTAGTCATTTTTAATGAACCAACACCACGAGAAGAAACACCAAGACAAACACCTTCTCCAATGAGAGATTTTGCAATCTTACCCATCGGGGTTTCGAGAAGTTGTGCTTTACCTTTAAAGTTAGTTCCCTCGCAAGTGAGCGAAATGATCTTATGAGAAACACGATCAAGATTTACTGTTGGACCATCTGGGTGTCCAAGTTCACCTAAAGCACGTCCCTTGCTAATGAAAGATTCTGTATATCTTTTTACTTCACGGGATAGAGTATCCATTGGATACATTCTTCCGTTACGATTGCAAATATCTCCTTGAAGGAAAATTCCTTCAATATACATTTTCTTTTGGGAACCTTTTCCTTCGGTAATAAATTCTACTTTTGATACTTCTTCTGTGATTAGTTTCATTTGTTTAGTTAGTGAATCCTACTTTTGCACCCAAAACAGCAGCGTTTGAGGAATAAACGCAATATGCTGGTAATTTTTCTAATAATTCTGTTTGAGTCCTCATTAATGTAAAAGAACCGATAACACTTCCGCTTTGAGTTTCAACGACAGTAATTACATAATCATTAGTAGTTGATGTATTAACTAAACGAACAACTGTTGCTGCCGTAAAGCTAGTTGCCGTTCCAGTTGTTGTTGGAAGTGCAGATTCTTGCCCAAGAATTTTAATTCGTGCT